AAACGACGCTATGCGCCGTCTTTTCCGGGTGTTATGGGGATTTATTCAATCCCTGCCTTTGCCTTGTTTTTCGCGTCGAGTTCCTTTTCCCAAGCGTCGTCCATTTCGGCGATCGCCTCCGCTTGTAAGCGTTTCCGCTCTGCGAGGGACAGTCCGAGGACTTTCTCTGATACAATGCCTCTATGAATACAATGGCAGTTGATACTCTCTTTTGCCGGGAGAATAGGGTCGCGCGGGTATTGGGGGTAATATGTGCTGCCGTCTTCTCCTGTGAGGACAAACGGCTCGTTTTTAGGTACGACTTGACCGCTTATCGCTTGATGATTTGGGCGGGGGTCGTTTCTGAATGACCCGGTGTGTACCCATTCCTTTTCCTCGACTGCCGGGGACTGCTGTATGGACTCCTCCTGTGCGACGCTGTGAGCGCGGAGGCTCTCTGTGATAGCGGTCGTCCGGGCGCGGTATCGCTCCTCGCGTATTCCGCTCTCCTGCAGGTCCGTTATAAAGTCCTGTATGCCGGTCCCTTTATCGAGGTTAGTTTTGAGAATGTTCTCCAACTGCGTGTGTGATGTGAGTTTCATCATCGAGCCGAGTTCTTCACTCCAACTCTCCACCCACGCGGTCGTTTTCTTGCTGACATTGATTACCGATAGCCCTGCGTCCGTCTGTTTGAGGTACGGGTCTATCAGTTCCGGGAGGAATTCTCCGAGTTGCTCTTTGAATATCTCCGTTATCTTTTCGGCGGTTTGGTCGTCGAGTTTGACTCCGGGCCATATTCTTTCGGCAAACTCCTCCACGTCAAAAGCGGTTTCGGCGGAGGTAATGAATAATTCCGTTTCCTGTTCCAACGCCTCCGTGATAGCGTCCTCAATTTGGGAGGCCCTTGCTACCGTCAATCCCGGCTCTACAAAGCCCTCCTCGGCGAGGATTTCTTCGAGGTCGTCGTCTGCCTTTGTGATGTAACGCTCAATAGCGTCGAGCAGTCTTTGGCAGTCGTGCATATTATTCGCCTCCCTTGCTCATTTTTAGGAGCAGGGAGCGGACCTCTTTCATTACAGCCACCACAGCGTCGTCCTGTCCTGCGGCCGCCTTTGCTATCTGCTTTTCAAGCTGCGCCGTAAGGTCGGGGATATTGGGTGTCTGTGTGAGTTTGGCATAAGCGAGAGGCACGTCCGCCCATTCGCCCTCAAACGGCTCAAAGTTATCGCCGAGGGCTGTGTAGCCGACCTCTTTCGCCTTATTCGGCGACAATCCGCCGGCCCTCTCAACGATATTCAAAATCTTTGCAATATCGTCCGGGTTGCTGATGTCCGGCTCTTTGAAATAAGCCTCAACATACTTGAAGTTGTACCCGTTCAGTAGGCGGTTGTTAATCGCCCACGCGAGGCTCTTTCTCTCCGGCTGAAATACTTGCTTCTCCGTAACCTCCTGCGCCGTCTGCGCTGTCGCTCTGTTAAAGTCGGTCGTATAACCCACATAGAGGTCGGGCAGCTGAAACGAGGACTGCACCCTCCGGCGGTTATTGTCGAGGTATTCTTGGAATAGTTCGTCCTTTTGGAGGATAGAGGCCAGGTCCTTGATTTCGATTTCGGTCTTGCCGTCGTCTTCAAATCCTGCCTTATTGTCTACCGACTCCGTTTCGAGGACGATAAATGCGTGTTGTCCGGCTTCTCCCTTAATGCCGTTCATATACTCCGTGAGTTTCGTAAACGACTCCTCCGTGAGCGTTCCGCCCTTAACCACAATCATCAACGGCGTATGTCTGCCGTTTCTGAAATAGTTGTTATTGAGGCTCTCCGCCTTGCGGCTGCCGTCTACGCCGAGTATCTGACCGCACCAACGGACTTCGCCGTAGGGTGATGTGCCGATTGCAAACTCCATAATCTCGTTTGCTTGGTAGTCGAGTTCGAGGGTTTCGCCCTCTCCGAGGTATTCGCCGCTCCTCTTATCCATAATGCGGGGGTCGCCAAACTCTTTGAAATACACGGTCTGGCCGCATACGGTCTGACGGTATTTTCTGAATTTCTTTTTGCGAGTCTGCTCCACGCCCTTGAAAAAGAATGTCGTGTCGATGTACGGCTCTAATTGGCGGGTCTTTTCGACCGTCGGCGTGTCCTTGACAAACTCAATCTGTACCACCTCTCCGGCGAGGTTTCTGATAACCTCCAAATAGGCAATACCGTAGGTTTCGCGGGCCTCTACAAGGTCCTCGAATACCTCTTTTGTGTCCTGCTCAAAGGTGAGCAGTTCGATGAGTTCCTCTGCGCGGACAAACTCTGCCGCCATTTCCGGGGTTTCCTCCTCATCGTCTTTGTATCTGATACCGATACCAAAGCCCGCGATATTGTTCTTGTAGGCTCTAACGCATTGAGGGAGGATCGAGGAGTGCGATACGAGGTCTTTCAGTCCCACCATATCAAGCGGAGGGGTAAGCCATTCGGCGGTCGAGAGTTCCTCTCTCGCGTCGATTTGTTCGCTCTTGTCCGACTTGCTGATAGGTCTGTCGTTTGTTGCTTTGATAATGTGGGCCGCTACGCCCGGCTTTTTCTTTGCCATTGGTCCGTTCCTCCTTATGTACTCGCGCCCTCTATGGGGCCGGCATTGGTAAAGGAGTCGATGATAGCGTCCACCTTTGCGCCGAGGTCGCTGTGTCCTGCGGCTTTCAGTTCCTCCGCTACGGCTGTGAGGTCGTCAATAATTGCATTGCCCTCCGGCATTCTGAAAATATAAACGCCGTCGCCACATTCCGAGGAAACATTGAAGTAGAGGAGAGCCGGGTCGTCGATGTAAACGCTTTCCACCTCTCCGTCGTAGTATCTGATTTCCAACGGTCCCATAAGTCCATAGTAGCCGTCTTCGTTCACTCCGATGTCGATGTATGCGTGTTCGACCGTTACGACCTCCTCCTGCGCGTCCTGCGTCGCCGTGGGAGGACTTTCCGTGTCAGAGGTATAAACGCCCTCGGTCGGTGCGGAACACGCCGAGAACGCCAAAAGCAGGGCGAAAATAACCATTAGGGATAATATTCGTTTCACTTGTTTGTATCTCCTTTCCGTTTAGGCTGTTTTACAGGGACGCATAAAAGCAAAATGCAATCTGCTTCGTCCGGGGACTGCAAACCGCGCTTTTTCATATCGTCCTTGCTCTCGACCTTGATTTTGCTGTTTTCGGTGAGGCTGTATTTCCTGCCCGAAAGCTGCGCGACGAGGTCGTCGTCGTTTGGGAGTATGATTTCCACGGGCTTTTCCTCTCCCGTTTCTTCGTCGTGGGGAGAGAGCAGTTTTTTGACCGTGGCCATCATAAATGTTGTGCTGTCGTGGTAGTATTTGTGTTTGATACGCTGACCGAATTTGACCGGGACGATATTCAGTTGTCCGAGCCTCTCCGGGGCGTTCCTTTGCATTTGCCGTAGGCGGTCAACCACACCGCCGCCCACGCCTCCGTCGTCTACGCAGACCGTTATATAGTCTTTGTAGCCGGGGTGTCGTTTTAATAAGTCGTAGTAAAGCAATACGATGTCGTCTGCCGTCTTCATTGTGTCCTGCCCGTGGCGTTTCTTGTCGATGTTGATTTTTTCATCGACCCTCGACCCGATAATCGTCTTATCGTCGCCGAAACGAGCCACGTCGCACCCAATCCGTATCATATTCGGGGTTTTTCGGGGAGAAAACTCCGTCATTATGGACTTTTCTACGAGAGAAATCGGGATAAACACATCAGACTCGGATAGCGGGAAATCTCCTGCTACACGGACGCGGAAAACATCGCTGTCCTCACCGTACATTCGGATAATCGTTTGGACGAATTCGGGCGATACGCGCCCGCTCTTTCTTCCGTCAACGTGGAATGTCTTGTAGGAGGCTCTATTCTTCGTATGACTCTCATAAAAGAAGCCCGACAGCTGCGTCGGGTTTCCGCACATCAAGAGTCTTGCTCCGGGTGTTGACAATGCACCGAGGACAGGCTCGAATATGTTGTCTTTAACGCCGCTCGCCTCGTCGATGATATACAGGATATTGTCAGCGTGAAAGCCTTGCAGAGCGTCCGGCTTTGTCGCTGTACGTGCTACTGCAAACCATTCCTCCGGGTAGCCTTTGAGGTAGACTTTCTCTTTCGTCCACACAAACTCTTTTTCAAGCTGCGGGGCGTTTCGTAACCATTTGCTGACCTCCGCCCATAGAATATCGAATAACTGATGTTGCGTCGGTGCGGTACAGGCGACTTTGGGGAATGGGCGGGTAGCCATAAACCATATTATCGCCCACGCCTCGACCGCGCTCTTTCCGATACCGTGTCCCGACCTCACCGAGGTCATAGGGTTGTCGGCGACGCTCTGTATTATCTTTGCCTGTTCTGCGTCCGGCGTTACTCCGATAAGGTCCTCTACAAAGTGGACGGGGTGTTCCGAGTAATAGAGGATAGCCTCTTGACTTAAACTCATTATCCCTCACCGTCCTTTCTTCTTTGGTAGGCGGCGATAATGGTGTCTGCAAGACTACCGCTCCCGGCTTTCTCGCTTTCGTCCGGGGCTGCGCTCAATGTTCTGTTGAGGCGTTCCAACTCCGTCGCCATTCGGATATATTCCTTGATGTCTTTCGGGGACATCGCCTCGATGTCAAGTTGCTTCAACGCTTGGAGTGCTTTTTCCTGCACTTGCATAGCGATTTTGGTCTGTCGGGAGTACATATCCCGCAGTCCCTTTTGGGCTTTTTTCTTCGCCTCTCGCTCCAATTCGTTGTCGTAATCTCTGACCCGTTCCTCCCAATCCCAACGGTCGCACCAACGGCGGATAAGTGTGTAACTCTTTTGCAACTCCTCCGCAACCGATATTAAGGTGCGGTCCGCCCCTTTATCTCGATAGAGGGAAAATGCCTCAAACGCCTTTTCGCTTTCGCCCGATTGTCTTTCCCACGGCTTACTTTTGGTATTATTTGGCATTTTTCCTCCTCTCCTTTACGATTTATTGGACGGCTCTGCGCCGACAATCCAAAAGAGGGTGTCGGAGGGTTGCAGTCCGCTCTGCAAAAACCATTGCATAGTCTTCGCCTCGTAATGTGGGTGAAGTTTCAGACCCCCCCATACCGCCTTTGCGCCTTTCTCATACTGAAATCCCGGCGTATGGAATAAACTGTGA